TCATGGTCTTTCCCCAAATTGTGTTGCACCGCCCCGGCCTTACCCGACCTCCACAGCACGCAGAAATGATCGGTGCCGGGTGCCTCGCCTGGGTCATTGGGGAATGAACTGAGGGTCACGGGAACACCCGACGGGCATAACCCTACACGCGGTGTTACGCGTTATCAACACGTACCCTCGTGTTCTTGTGCAAACACGAGTGCGCGTCTATGCTGAAATTACAACTTCATTGGGGAATGAAAATGTCAGTTTCTACAGACTTGCTGGACGCCCTGAAAGCCTCTCAGGGCAACGCTTCCGACTATCGCGCCGCAAAGCTACTTTGCGTAACTCAGCAGACAATCAGCAAATATAGAACTGATCAGTGTCCATTGTCAGCAGAGAAGGTCATTTTGGCCTGTGAATTGGCGGGTTTAGACCCGATTGAGTGGCTGCTCAAATTACAGGCCGAGCGTGCAAAAAGCACCGCTGAGAAAGACCTCTGGAACAACCTGCTAACCCGCACCGCTGCTTGATTTATACGCTTAGGACAGGATCGTTTTTCCTGTCTTAAGAATACAAATTATGCGTAGTTAAGGCGGCGGCTGTTTCGTCCAAAAAGCGGCTTTTCCCCGCTGCCGCAGATAGCGGAAAAACTCAACGCCAGCGTGCACGCCAGCGCCGCTAGCAGCATGGGTGCACGCGAGAGAAAAGACCGCCAGAAGTCGCGCCGTTTCTCGTTCTTCTCGCGCTGTTCTTCGAGGTCGGCGACGACCTGCGCAGGGTCCAGTTCCAGCGCAATCGCGATTTTGAAGGCGATTTCCAAGGCAATGGCCCGGCTGCCATTCCTGATGCCCGGAATTGACTGCGCCGGTAGTTCCAATCTCTTTCCCAGTTCGTAATCACTTTTTATGTTTAGTTGGGCTTTTACGGCGTCCAGATAGGCGCTTGGCTTCATGTTTTTCCTCTTTTTCTCGGTTTAGGCGGTTTAGCGTAGTCGCAAAATTGCAGCTTGACTACATCGCAATCTTGCGAATAAGTTCCGCCAATCGCATCTCTGCGATTACAAATAAACCACAGAAGAGGACTCCCAAATGATCAAGATTGAAGTGAATTCCGCCACCTTTGACGCCAAGAACGGCGTTTCCGCCCGCACCGGCAAGCCCTATTCCATCCGTGAACAGGAAGCGTGGGCCTTCTGCGTCGGACCCGATGGAAAACCGCAACCGCATCCGCAACGCATCAAGCTGGCCCTCGGTGATGATCAAGCACCCTACGCGCCCGGCCTGTACCAGCTTTCCCCGGCCTCGCTCTACGTCGACAAGTACAACCAGCTGGCGATTCGTGCCCGCCTCGCGCCGCTCCCGGCTGCTGCTGCCGCTTCCCCTGTCCGCGCTGCCGCTTAATGACCTTTTCCCCCTCCCCGCTCACGTCGACCCCGTTGTTGGGTGGCGCTGCTCATGCGGTCGAGGGGGTTTCTCTTTTCAAAGTCGCGGACCATCTGCACCAGCCTGCGCAGCGGTACGGATCAGTTACACGTACCGAACCGGCCATTAATGGCCAAAACCAGCCCTTTATACAGCGGTCTATACAGTCTTTTGGTTCTGGTCCTGATCTCCTTTGCCCTATCGGCATGGATGTTTTCTGCGACTGGCTGACCGCCTATCAGGATCACTTCGACCGTGATGATTTGCCAATCATCAATGATGGCTGTGTCGTCCGTTTCGAGCCGGATGCTTTCGCCCAATCAATTGATCACTCAACCGGCGAACTCCGTCCGATGTTCGACGCTTCCAAGGCGGAATACACCGTCAACCGCAAAATCGAGCATGAAGGCAGCTATGACACGAAGGTTTCTGTCCGCTGCGATGGTCGCCGGGTCGAACTCTCCGGCAACGTCGGGCGCTTTGGCCGTACCGATAACCTCTTTGGCCTGCAAGTTTTCGAAATAGTTGGACGTGCGAACGAAATTCTCGCCGCGCTCGGCCTGCCGCCTTTTACCTGTGTCCAGGCCACGACCGGCGCCGCTCTGACGGACTCGTTCATCAAATCGCAGAACGTGCAGATTACCCGCGTCGATTTAACCGCCAATTTTGCGGCTGGCAATCGTGACGCTGCGTTTCGCGTCCTTCACTGGATGAGTGGTCAAGGCTGCGCCCGAAACAGCGGCAAAAGCCCGCGCAGCTATGGCAACGGCGTTACGTGGAACGAATGTTCCAAACGTCATTACGAAAAGCTCTATTTCAAAGCCGATGAACTCGGGAAACACGTCTCGCAAGAGGTCAAGGATTATTGCCACGAAAACGGCGTACTCCGTTACGAAGTATCACTAAAAGCTCGGGAACTCGCTGACCGTGGCTTACAGGATTTGCGCGCTTGGGCACATGTGAATGAGGAGGGATTGAGAATGGACAATGTTGTTTACGGCAAATTTGCCGAAGTGCTGACCCGGAATCAGGTGACCGTCACCGAAATTCAGGACATCCCCGGCAAGCTCGGGCTGATCGCTCGTTCCTATCTCAATGGCGAAAACCCCTATGAGGCCATGCACGCCCCTGAGCGCACGCGCCGCCGTTGGCGTTCCGAACTGGTGAAATACGGCCTCGACATTGCCCAACCCATCGACGTAACCCGACTGACTACGCGTATCCGGGTGATTGAACTTCAACCGCTCTCGGCCCCTTCTTGGTACTCGCGCACCGCTGCCTAATTCGAGGATTGGCGGCAAGCCGACAATCCGAATTTTCCCCCGTCCTGCTCCCCTGAACAGTTGCAAGACTTAATCCAACCTCCTGAAAGGAGACACCATGTTCAAAAATCGTTATACCGCGCTCAAAGCTGGCATTGCGTCTACTCTGGCTGTTGCCGGTTCCGCTGCTCATGCTGCTATTCCGGCCAACGTCCAAACCGCCCTTGACACGGGTCTGGTCGATGCGGGTGCCGTCGCTGCGCTCGGCTTGATTATCGTCGTCGCTATCGCCGTCTTCAAGTACATGCGTAAAGGCGTGTAAGCATCATGGCTGCGGGGTTCCTTGCTCAAGGGGTGTGCTATTCGACCAATGTTTCTGCGGCTGATGCCCATTTCCTTGCGCAAGGACCCTTCTACACAGCCGGGGCTACTTCCTACCTCGGCTGGTTTGAAAAATCTGCTGGCCTTGTCTGGCAGATTAAACGGCAGTCCATCGCTTCCGGTGGTGCCATTACCAATCTAACGACCAGCAACGCCACGGTGCCGACTTTTCCGACTTGTGACACCACCGAACAATTTTTTGATGGCATGTCTCTCGGTTGGGGTGTCGCTGCCGCCATTGTCGCGGCTTGGGTTATCAAAAATCTTCGTCGAGGTCTCTAATGTTCCCTCTCGATCTCTATGCGTGGGCGGGCTTCCTGCTGATCGTCCTGCCGGCTTGGATTATTACCCGATGACGCGGTTTTTCCGTCTCGCATTATTTCTTGGTGTCGGCCTGCTGCTCGGCGGTTCGGCCTCCTTTGCCTTTGCCGGTTATGCCCAATTAAAACCGCCTTCGAATGTCGGCGGTGCGGTGGGTTCGCGGTCTACGGCTGGCGCGGTCGCCGCGAATAACGGGCAATTTTCCGCCGGCATGACCACGAGTGTCGGTGCGACGGTGGTTACTGTCCCGGCGCTTTGGTCGTTTGCAGCAAATGCGGGCCAGTTCGCTTTGGGGGCTGTACGGGCAACCCCGGTGGGTTTGATTGGGGGGGCGGTCGCGGCATGGCTGCTTGGGCAGGGGATTTCATATTTGAACGGTCAATTCATGAAACAGGGTGAGCCGGAAGAAGTGGCGGTGCCCGATTCCTGGGAAGTCGTGAATGATCATTCGAAGCATGCTACGGCGTCAGCGGCTATTTCCTACGTGGTTTCTAAGTTAGGTTTTACAGCGCCGAGCGAACTAAGGAAACCTCGGCTGCAGGGTATGTATGTCTACGGCGATCTCTGGAACGGCGAAGTTCATATATACAACTGGAATAGCTGGTGGGTGGTGCAGCGCGTTATTAATTGTCCGGCTGGCACTACTTTGAATGGAACCCAGTGTATAGGGGTCGCTGTGCCTGTACCGGCTGAGGATGCGGATTTTGCGCCGCTGGCCCAGAATCTCCCCGATGCGGTGGCGAATGAGCTTTCCGGAAAGGGTGTCCCTTTGCCACTTAATCCGCCCGCGCTTGATCCTGACCCAATTACTGTTCCGCTTTCTGATCCCTACCCAAAACCGGATGGCAGCACGGCAAGAAAGGTTGCTGAGGTTGTTCCTTTTCCTGATGGCGAGAAGGCAAGGATTGAGGTAAAAGAGCAGCCATTGACTACGCCGGAAGGTGTCCCGGTCGATCAAGGTACGCCCCAAGCGGCGCCGACTGACAAGCCCGATTTCTGCGTCGAGAATCCTGATGCTCTCGCCTGTTGGACTGAAGGCGAACCCGAAGACAGTGATACGCCAGTCGATTCCAAAAATGTGGCTATTTCGCCCGATGCCGGTTGGGGGCCTGCTTCCGCATCCTGTCCTGCCGATCTGGTGCATACGCTGCGCACGGGCCAGCAACTAAAGCTAAGTTGGAAACCGGTTTGTGATGGTGCGTTGATGTTTCGCCCGGTAGTCATTGGCATGGCTTGGCTGACGTCTGTTTTCGCATTTCTCGGTATCGCTCGAAAGGCGCAATCATGAGTACGTTATCCGGTGCCCTGACCGCTCTCGCCGGTCCCCTCGCCAAGAAAGTTTTATCCGCGCTCGGCATTGGCTTTTTGACCTATGCCGGTGTTGAAACCGCTGTTCAAGGGGCCATGTCTGCCGCCAAGTCAAACTTTTCCGGGGTGGCTTCCGATGTGGCAGCGATTCTCGCCATGTCAGGCACGTTCACCGCCATGTCGGTTATTGCCGGGGGCATTACGGCCGGTCTCACCATGATGGTATTTTCCAAACTGGCTAAAATCGCATGACTCTACAAGCTGACCGTCCGATTCTGCTGATTACTGCCACGCCGGGCGGTGGCAAAACTGCTCTTGCCGTCCAGATCATGAAAGAGGCCGTTGACGCCGGTCGCCCTCTCTTCGTGATGGGCATTCCGGAGCTGCTGCTTGATCACGCGGTTTGCCCGCCAATCAAGGAATGGACAGAAACCCGCGTCGACCCGGACAATCCCGAGTTGTCGCTGCCCTTTTTCACCTTCCCGCCAAATTCTCTGATTGTGCTTGACGAGGCGCAGCGCGTCTTTCGGATGCGTGCCAGTGCTTCAAGGGTGCCTGATCACGTCGCCGCTTTCGAGACTGTGCGCCATACCGGCGTGACCTTTGTTTTGATCACCCAACACCCGAATTTCATTGACACCCATATTCGTAATCTCGTTGGCCAGCATGTGCACCTTCGTGATGTAGGCCTGCTCGGTCGCCATTATTACGAGTGGCCTGAAGCCGCTGACCCCAAGCAATTCACCACGGCACCGATTAAAAAACGCTGGAAGCTCCCCAAAGAATCATTTGCTCTCTACAAGTCGGCCAGCGTTCATATCAAGCGCAATTACTCCGTACCCCCGGCGCTGGTCTTTCTGCTGTTTGCTTTTCTCGCCGTCGTCGCTGGTGGCTATTATTTGTTTGGCTCGGTTCAAAAAAAGATCGCCCCGGCTGCTGCGCTGGTCGCCGTTGATCCGGTTCAAAATCATTCCACTTCCGCTTCTGTACCTGGGCAATTAGCGGTAACTGATCCGTCGCAAATGTTGATGGAATTCACTCCGGCGGTGCCCGGTCGTCCCGAGACTGCCCCGGCTTACGATGCGCTCCGCGTCGTTAAATCAATGCCGGTTGTGTCGGGCTGTATTCAAACCGCGACTCGCTGTACTTGCGTGAACCAGCAAGGGCTGGATGCTGGCCTTGATGCGCTCCAGTGTCGCGCATGGATGGTCAATCCCCCGTTTGATCCCTACTCGGGCCCCCGTTCCGTCGCGTCGGATGTTCATCAGGCCCAACAGCCGCGCGCGCGCGCGGCGGGCGGGACTGAGGAACCTTCATCGGTGGCATCTTCACCAGTTGTCAGCGTTTCCGGTGGTGTCAATCCGCACTATCCGCCAGCGGCTTTTTGATCGACTGACATTAATACAAGCATTATTTGTTTCCATAACAAAATATATTTCGCTGTCTGTTGATCAATCGCAAGTAAAAGGGAGCCTTTGAATCATTCCCTTTTACGTTCTAGGCCCGACACCGGGCCGGGTTAGCCTTGACGCTGTGCAGGTCGATCAAGACATCCTCTAATGTTCTCGCCCTGTTCGATCTCTCCCGAAAACCTTTTCTTTCTGCTGACGCCTTTGGGCTTTTGACGTGTTCCGCGTCCTCGGACTCATCCCCCGTCAGGGGGGATTCATTGCGCTGTATTCCTTCCCGAGACGCCTTTCGCTTTTCGGGGAAAAAAGAAAATTTCCCGAATGTTCCCCCGGCCTCATGGGGGAAAGCTCCCGTTTTTTGGGAGCGTCACAGGG